GTTCAAGTCCAAGTGGGACCACTTAAAAGATTATAAAAGCAGGTACTTACATTGAGTACTTGCTTTTTTTTGTTATAATGGTAAGTAGTTCACAGTAAACAGTATAAAACACTAGTATGGATATTAGTAAGATTAAAGAGAGATTCGAACTACTTAAGAAACTCTGTGGTACTAATGTAGTTCTTATCTCTAAAATAGCAAAAGAGCTTAAGGTAAGAGAAACAGACTTAATGCTTTTATTGAAGAAAATCCTAAGCTCTTTGAAAAGGAATACAAGTATTCAACTAGGAGAGAAAGGTACACCTATACAATGGTAGGTAAGACATTCAGAGGCACTAGACTAGTAGCTGATAAAGTACTAGGCTTAGGATTAAAGGCTGTATATCTTAAACCTGAAGAGAATATCAATACTGAAGAAGGGGCTCAGCATAAGAAAGAAGTATATGCTAAGTATATCTATATCAAAGAATTTGATAATTATGGTAGAATAGAAGGATATTATGTGGATATAGATAAATCTTCAGATGATAAGCATAAGTTCCATATAAGGAGGAATACCAAAGAGAAGATAGAAGAGCTTGTCAAGTTAGGAGTACTAAGTAGAGGAGTATTCTACTATGGAAGCTGGGGAGATTGTTCTAAAGTAGAGAAGGATTATGTTATCTCAGAAAGAGGACTAAAAAACTTTGAAGGAGAGTGGCTGGTCTTTTAATGAGCTAAAACCTGTACATAAATAAAGTAATAAGAAAACAATGAAAGTACAAGAAGCAATTGAGTTGATTAATAATTCTGATAGCCTTTATTGTATTGATGATGCAATAGAACTTCTAGAAGGTGAAACAGAACTTGCTATAATACACTAGCACAAGAAGGTTTGACTGTTGAAAAGACTAGATACAACGACTATATTCTTGTCATATTAAACAAATAAGTGATTAACGAAGAGTAATACAGATGAATAGTAATAAAATTTTAGATGCTTTTGGGAAACTTCCCTCTCAAGGAGTAGTAGAAGAAGATATAGATAGGATAACCTATACTAATGATGGTATAGTAGCAGAATATGCAAGAAGTTCTAATATCCTTTATGTAAGGAGGAGAGACTTAAATGGATATGAAGCCCTTATCTCTACTCTTTACCTCAACAATGTAAGGGATAAAACTATGGTAGCCTGCATACTATCCACAGTATTAAATGCTTACTATCTAGCAAATTAGCTTATGAGTATTGTAACATCAGAGGAAGTAAAGTATTTCTTTTATACCACTCTTATCTGTTTCTTTATAACAGTAGCTACTTATGCTTCTTACTATTATATAAATAAGCTAGTAGAGACAAAAGAAGAGATAGCTGAGACTGTGTTGTTTCTTCCTATTGAAGAGACTTATAACCCATTTCTTGATGTAGAATTCTCAGAAGAGTACCTTCAAAAGGCACTCAGTTATTTTGAGATACAGCATCCTGAATGGGTATTAGCACAGGCTAAGCTAGAGACAGGTTATTATAAATCTGATGTATTCTTAGAGCATAACAATCTCTTTGGACTATATAATAGTGCTAAAGGAAGGTATTTCTCTTTTGTACATTGGTCAGAGTCTGTTATAGCTTATAAGAAATGGATTCAGAGACCTGAGAGATATGATTCTAGTAAGTATAATGACTATGGGGAGTATCTTATTAAAATGGGTTATGCAGAAGACCCTAAGTACATAAACAAAGTAAAATCATTGATGTGATATGGGAAGAAAGATAAATTCTTGCCCTGTATATGATATAATGTATGGGGACACAGCATTTGAATATCAGACTGAGAAATTCTTTGAGATTCTAGGAGAGTATGATGTAGACTATGAACTTAACATAGATGATACTTCTCTTGCTACTCACGTAGATGTGGATAGAGATGGTTATAAGAGGCTTCTAGAGGAAATGCCTAAGAATAATCCCTATTATAAGCACATGAAGACTCTTTATGATTGTGCTAATCTTGCTGATAGAGAAGAGCTCCACTTTGAAATTTTCTAATAAGCTAGAAGTATATGAAAGCATATAGATTGAAGCATATTCCCACAGGATTGTACTACCAACCAACAAAAGGAGGTAGTAACCTCTCCTAACAAGGGAAAGTATATCTAACAAATGCCAATGCATTGACCTATCAAAGTGGAGTTAGCTATATATGGATATAGACTTAAAGAAAGAGGGCCAGATTTATCGTATTTATGGTGATAAACTTCCTGAGTTGAGCGAACATCCTTATAATTGTAGTGTAATGCAAGGACGTGTACCAAAAGATAAGTTTGAAAGAGAATACATTGAGAATAATGAATAAGATACTCACATTTAGAAGCGTAGTATAATGGTAAGCAAAGAGATTTTATTGAAGGATATTCTTAATAGTAATAGCAAGGCTTTTCTCTTAGAATTATCTACTGGCACTGGTAAATGCAGACTATCTATTGAAAAGGTAAAGCAAGTTAAGCCTAGTAGTATTCTTGTCTTTGCCCCTAAACTTGTCCTCTTTGACACTTGGAAGGATGAGTTTATTAAGTGGGATGCTGAGGAATATCTAGACAAGATAACTTTCTCTACTTATATCAGTGCTAAGAAGCTGGCAGGAAAGTCCTATGACTTTATCATTTATGATGAAGCTCATAGAGCTACTGATAATTCTATGCTACATATAGTAGGCGTACAGAGTGAGTATAAGATGGCTTTATCAGCTACTACTAAGAAGTCTATGTTCTTCAATGGAGGACTGATAGACTATTTCAAAAGGACTTCTACCTTTACTCACATTAAAGTACAGCTGAAAGAGTCTATTGACAATGATATTCTTCCTACTCCTAAGATTATCAAGATGCCTCTTAATATCTATGATTTCAAAGGTACTTACTACTATACCAAGAGTAAGAATGCTAAGATAGAAGTACCTTTCAAGGATAGAAAGAAGATGTTCAAGAGTAAAGAACCTTACAAGATAGTATGTACTCCTTATGAGTATCTCCTTCTCCTCAACCAAGATATTGACTATTGGAAGAAGAGGACTATGGCTACTAATGACCAAAAGTCTAGGTTTAGATGGCTCTCTCTTGCAGGTGAAAGGCTTAAGTTCTTAGCTAGACTGAAGAACGATAAGATAAAAGAGCTTATAAAGATTAACCGTGATAAGAGAATAATTGTCTTTTGTAGTGATATTAATCAGACAGAGGATGTAGGTGTTAATTCTATCAACAGTAGAGATGGACAAGCTTCAGAAGTACTAAGGCAATTTAACGATGGAGAGATAAATCATATTTCTACTTGTGCTATGCTTGATGAAGGTGTAAATCTCTCAGATTGTGAAGTAGGCATTTTTGCTTATATTCCTTCTTCTGATATATTGCAGATACAGAGAGTAGGTAGACTTTTTAGACACAAAAAGCCTAAGCTATTGTTCTTGTATTTCAAAGATACTAGGGAAGAGGAGATAGTAGATTCTTTTATGATAAAATTGAGTATAGATGAAAATAGTAATTGATAGTAAAGTATGTGAGAAAGAAGGTATCTCTGTGCAAGATGCTTGTTTCTTATATGCTATCTCAGGCAGGAGCCTTAACTCAGTAGTAGAGAGTATGAAGGATAGAGGAATGATAAAGATTAATCTAGTAGGAGAATACCTTTTATCTTCTGAATGGTCTAAGACTGTTACAACTATTCTACATAAATCTGATAAGACTATACCTTCAGTAGATGAAGTAGAGAAACTAGCTACTGCTCTTAGAGAACTCTTCCCTGAAGGTAAGAAGCCTGGTACTTCAAAATCCTGGAGAGGTAATAAGAGAGATATAAGCCTCAAGCTACAGAAATTCTTCAAGCTCTATGGCAATGAATATACCAATGAACAGATTATATCAGCTACTAAGAGATATGTAGAATCATACAATTGTAACTATAGTTATATGAGAGTTCTAGAGTATTTCATACATAAGAATGTAAACAAAGTAGATTCTGATGGTAGGAATTACATAGAAGAAGTATCAGAGCTAGCTAACTTCTTAGAAGATGATAGTGTATCTATCACTACACATTCAGATTGGACAGCAGAATTAGTATAGAATATGGGAGTATCACTTCACTCAGTTAAAGAGTTTACAAAGTGACACTCTTATGGGGCCTTTGAGAATTTCAGAAAGGAGTTAGTCTATGTTCTTGAAACAGATAATATAGATATACTCACTCCTAACTTTGAAGACCCTATGAACAGTGATTATTGGAGGATTAAAAAAGAAGATTTAGATGACTATTTGTCTTCTTTAGGACCTGAAGATGTGAACCTAAAAAAACTCTTTTGAGTTCCTACTTAGAGACACTAAGACAGATGTGCATGGGTATTATCACCTTGCGTGGTATTAAGTAAAGTATTAGTATGGAATTCAAAACATTCAAGTCCTCAGATACAAATGTAGTCAAGTTTGTATTTGAGAAACATCAAACAGAACACAGTATGGCTAAATAAAAACAAGAAATAGGACCAATATGATACTAGAAAATCTTAAGATAGTCAGCAGTACTGGAAGGGCTGATATGACTCTAGAAAATGATACTCATTTAGTAGAACTATCTGATTATCACGAAACTATCTGTTGTGAAGCCCATTATATAGATTGGGAATACAGAGACCAAGTTACTCCTGAGATGAGGTTTACTCTCAATACAGATGACTATAATACTCTATTTGAAAGAGTAGAAGGTTATGGTATAAGGCTTCTTCCCAATCCTGGAACAGGGCATCCTATATCTATACCAGGTTATGGTAGAAACAATGGGTTCTATTCTGATGATATTATCCTTGTTATAAAGATAACAGATAAGACTCAGAATACTGTGGTATATAAGAAGGAACTAGACATTTCGGAGTGTCAAAAGTAGATTGGTACTAAATGGGAATAATTGATGTAGCAATCAACCAGCTTCTCAAAAGGAAAGAGATAGTAGAGAAAGGGGGTATTAACTCTGTACCAATAGGATTAAAGAGGTTTGCAAAGTACTTACCAGGTGTTGAAAAGGGTACTTACTATGGTATAACAGGGCAGACAAAAGCAGGTAAAAGTCAATTAGCCTCTTTTATATTCATCTACACACTATTGTTGTACTCTTTCTATAATCCTGATAAGGCTTCTGTAAAGATATTCTATTATCCTTTAGAAGAATCTCAGGAAAGAGTAGTACATAGATTTATCTCTTTTCTACTCAATATCCTTTACAATAAGAACATATCTCCTAGGGATTTAAGGAGTACTTCTAATGTTCCTCTTCCTGATGAGATAGTAGAGCTTATCAATGGAGATAAGATACAAGCACTGCTTAAACACTTTGATGCTTGTGTCTATTTCTCTACTGAAAGGAATCCTACAGGTATATATAAGGAGATAAGGTCTTACTGTGAAGCATCAGGAACCTCATATTACGTTGATAAGGCATACAAGGATAAAGATGGGAAAGATGTAATAATAAGACAATTCTCTCATTATGTACCTAATGATGAGAAAGAATATGTAATAGCTTTTCTTGATCATATTAGCTAAATTGGCGTGTGCAGTAGTAATATTGCATATTATAAGTGGGCAAAATCTGGGAAAGTCTTTTGATGCATATCAAAAGAAAACCGAGAGCTAACTAATCAGATTGCGAAAGGCTGGTTAGTAGTGAAGAGCATAGAGATTGAATAAATATAATATCTCCACGAGTGTCCGCTACCTCACTCTACATAAGTAGAAGGGTAAAAAGGTATGCCGAACTTACAGGTGACTGTAAGAACTATAGGATAAAAAGCCTATAGGATAACATAATTGTATTATCAATAGAGCGAAGCTATTCACTAAGAGAATCTATTAACAAGATGTCTCAATACTTTGTAGAGCTCAGGAATATGTACAACATTACTCCTGTAGTTATACAACAGCAGGCGTCTGTACTATCAGCAGAGAACCTCAAAGCTGACCTTGTAAGACCTACAAGAGATGGGCTATCAGATTCTAAAGATACTAGTAAAGACTTTAACTATCTTATTGGTATCTTTTCTCCTCATCATTATAAGCTACCTACATATCTAGGGTATAATATATCTATCTTGAAAGATTCTATTAGATTTATAGAGTTAATTCTATCAAGAGATGGAATATCAGGAACTATGGTAGGTGTTGAGTTTAATGGGGCAGTAAGTACTTTCAAAGAATTACCTCTACCTAAAACTCCTGAGATAGAGCTTATATATCAGGAGAAGAGTAGACCTATTATTGAGAAAGCAGTATTATTTTTCACGTATGCTATAAAACAATTAAAACACAAATGGGAACTATTGTAGCAATTATTGGACAATCAGGAGATGGTAAGACCACTTCAACAATCGTAGGTCCTGATGGAAACTTTGACCCTGAAAACTATCAGGGAATGGACCCTAAGAGTCACGTCATTCTTAATCTTGATGGTAAGCCTCTTCCTTTTAGACCTATTATCTCAAAAGAAGTAGGAGGGTGGTCAAAAGAGAATAAGAATTATCTTGTGCCTGAGACATTTGCTCAGATTAAAACATCTTTGGAGTGGTGTGCTAAACAGCCTCACGTAAAGAGTATCTCTATTGACACATTGAATATCTTCCTAGCAAAGAAAGAGTTCAATGAAAGGCGTAAAATGTCATTTGACCAGTAAAAAAATAAATTATTTATAACAATATAGGTTTGTATAAAAGTAATTTTGTAATTAAGTTATTTCTTCATACCTTTGTATAAAAAATATACAGAAGAATATGAGAGGTAAACTTAACAAAGAATGGATTATTAGTCTGCATAACCAAGGCAAAAGTTACAAGGAAATAGTAGAAATAACTGGATATAATAAAAATTCAGTTTATGGTCTTTGTATAAAATTATTTGGTAAAATGACAGACAGAAATCTACATAGAAGACAATCTATACCTTTAACTCAAGAAGAAAAAGAGTTTTTATTTGGAACTCTTATGGGGGATGGCCATTTACAAAAAATTGGAAAGTCTATTATGGGTAGAATTAACCATAGTACTAAACAAGAAAGTTTTTGTAAACATAAACAAAGTAAATTGGGAAATTTAACTTATGAGGTTAAATATAGAATAGCAAGAATAAAGGAGAAGGGGTATAACCAATGCTATTTTTGTTTTAAGCCTAATACTGAGTTAATACCAATCTATAATATGTTTTATAAAGATGGTAAAAAAGACATCCCTGAAGATTTATCTTTACTTACACCTAAAGCTATGGCTTGGTGGTTTATGGATGATGGTACAGCTAGTAGTAGATGTAGTATATCTATAGCTACTTGTGGATTTAGTTTAGAGGGTCTATTGAGGTTACAAAAATACTTAAAAGAAACTTACGATATCTCAGTTACAATACAAAAAGATTTTAAGTTGTATTTTAATGCAAAATCAGCTTTAAGATTTTACAATTTAACCAAAGAGTATATAATTGAAGATATGATGTACAAATTTAATTGTTTGAATAAACCCGCTGCTGGTCTAAAACTGGGTTAAAAAGGGGAAGCCTATACAAAAGTAGGTAATCCTTTACCAAGCTATAACTTAAATGGTTATAGAAGGTCAAACGACTAACAAGTGAAACTACTTTAATGGTAGAATATAATCTTGACACGAAATCCCAGCATTATATTAATAATATAATGAAGATATAGTCTGAACAATGTGTATATATAAAGACATTGAAATAGAGGATAAAGAGCCTCTATGGTAACAAAAAGGGCGAGAGATAGCTAACGACATCATTGAGCTCAATACTATGTGCAATGATATTCTTAGAGATGACCAAATAGCTTATATCTTTGGTCATACTATGCTTCAGACACAACCTGATGGCTCTGAGAAACAAGTCTTTGCTGTCATTGGTAAGAAATCAGCTAAGCAACCACCTGAAGGCTTTTATACTATCCTTCTTATGACTGGTGTAGAGTACGGCACAGATGGAGATAACAAACATTATTTCATCACTAGAGCTAATAACTCTACAGTAAAGACTCCTGTTGATATGTTCAAGGATTACAAAATCCCCAACAGCCTAAAGCTAGTAGATACTATTGTAAGAGAGTTCTACGGAATGCAGTAATAATAAACAGTAGCAAATAATCATCACAAAAACAAAACATTATGGCAGAACTAACAAGTTTCCAAGTAGCACAGATTAAGAGAACCTGGCTAAGTACTAAGCCTTTCTACACTAAGAGAGATAAGCTAATAGCTAAGATTGAAGAACTAACTCAACAACTAAATACTATCAATGCAGATATTGATTTGTGGGAAGCTCCCATTAAGCAACTTACAGGAGGCCTTTCCTCAAGAGATTGTGTACAACTCTTGGAAGCTGGAATTAATCCGCTTATTGGAATGGGATGCAATGCTGAACCAACCAATGAAGAAGAACTGGGACATTCCCAACAGCAAGTGGTGGGAGTAGCAAAAGGAGCGTGGGCAGAAACAGAAGTATTGGAAGTAGGAGTACTGGGAGAAGTAGGAAAGGAAGAAGAAACTAAAGAAGGAAGTTTGGCAGTAGTAGATGAAGAAGAAGCTACTGTAGAAGTACCACAAGGACTACCACAGCAGAAAGGTAACAATGACTTCCCATTCTAATAATTTAGTACATTTGTAGTCCGACAATTTATACAAGAACATTATGGCATTTGGTGAAATTAAGAACACAGGAGAAGTAAAAGAAGGATTCTCTTCAAAGAAATATGTAGGTATTATGCCTGTAGAGGTTATTGCTGTTAATCCTAGCAGTGCTAAGCTTACTGAGATTTATGGAAGAGAGATGGAAGCTCCTGAATATACAGGTAAGACAGAATACACTCACCCTGTTAAAGGTGATGTAACTACTATCAAGACAGCTAGGATTGACCTTATCCTACAAAATAAGGAATATGATTTCCTTCATAGGCTTACTTTCTTCCTACAAGATACTCCTTGGGTATCTAAGGAGGGTAAGTGTCAAGTTATTGACAAGTTTGGTAATACTACTTGGGTTACAGAAGAGCAGTTTAAGAAGAATGAGATTCCTGTCCTTGCTAATGGAAGACAAGTTACTATCACTACTCCTTATACTCCTGCATTGAGGAATGAAGAAACTCTTATCAAGTTCCTCAAGTATTACTTTGGTATTCAAGACTCTCATAACTATGAGAATGAAACTTGGGTACTTAAGCAAGATACTTCAAGATGTGAAGCTAAGCTAGATAAGATTAAGAACTATTTCAATGGTGACTTCTCAGAACTCATTGAGCTCTTTAAGCTAGCTAGCTTTAACAAGATTAAGGTGCTTCTTGGTGTAAAGCTATCAGAAGGCAAGACTTATCAGGATGTATTCACTTCGGAGTTTATGAGAAATAATAGTAACTCAGTGAGGAATCTTCAAAGAGCTGTAGAGAGTGCTCATAGCAGAGGAGGTTATCCTAACACTCTCTTCAAATATTTTGGAGAGGCTAAGGAATATACTCCTGAAGCTACACTTTCTTCAAGAGACCCTTTTGAGGCACCAGCAGTGAATCCATTTAAGAGTGCTGCTCAGACAGTAGCTCCTGATTCTCCTAATGACCTTCCTTTTTAATAGGAAATAACTTATGATAGAGTCCATCACTAGTACAATAACAAAAGAAGATATATTCAAGTACACTACAGAAATTGAAATACTTTCCTACTATTTGGATATAAACAAGATACCTTGTGTAATTCAATCTCCCTTAAGAGTAGACAATAATCCTTCTTTTAGTATATTTACTAGAGATGGGTCTACTATATTCTATAAAGATTTCTCTACTAGGGAATCAGGTAACTTGATTACTCTTTTCAAGAAACTATGGTGTTGTACTTATAAGCAAGTGTTAGAAAGACTTTATACTGATATGTCTAAGTTTAATAAAGACATCCTAGTAATAAAATCAAAGTATAAAGACAAAGACACTAAACCTGTATTCACCAAAGTAAGAATAGATATAGTTCCTAGACAATGGGAGGACTATGATATTGCTTATTGGAAAGAGTATGGTATATCTTTAGAGTCTCTCATAAAAGCTAATGTTACTCCTGTAAGTCATAAGATAGTCACCAAAGAAGACAAAGAAACATTATATGTTGCTGATAAATATGCTTATGCTTTCATTGAGAACAAAGAGAATAAGAGGACTGTGAAGATATACCAACCTTACAGTAAGAAATTCAAATGGAATAGTACTCACGATAAATCAGTTATATCACTATGGACTCTTCTCCCACAGAAAGGAGATAAAGTTATCCTCACTAGTTCATTAAAAGATGCTCTGTGTCTTATAGATAACACAGGCATCCCATCAATAGCCTTACAAGGAGAAGGTTATATGGTAAGTAATACGGTCATCAAAGAACTACAAAAGAGATTTACTAAGGTGTATATACTCTTTGATAATGATGCTCCTGGTATTAAGTGTGGAAAGAACCTCAGTGAAGCTACTGGTTTTGAGTATGTAGAACTACCAAAGATTAACAATGCTAAAGACCCTTCAGATTTATATAAAAGTCTTAGCAACAAAGAGCAATTCAAAGAAATAATAACCCAATTAATAGACTAAAATTATGAGTATTGTAAGAGAAATCACTGTTATTGACCAGTCCACTTCAAGCAGAAAGACTATCAAGGATGTATCACCTACTAACTTTGCTGAACTAAAGGAAGTATTGAGGAACAATGGGTTCAATCCTAATGGTAAGAGTGTTATTGAAGCAGTGTCAAGTGTGTCTTTTGTAGCAGATGATGCTCAGCTTCCTACTAACATTATGTGGAAGGGTAATCCTACTAATAATCTTGTTATTATGATTACCCCATTGAAGAAGACTGCATCAGGAGCTCTCTCTATGGTTAGAAAGGCTCTCTATGATGTTATCAATGAGCATAACCTAGGGGCTACTATCAAGAGTACTACTGGTAAGCATTATACTAACCTTCCTACTTCTGTACTAGAAAGGTATATTAATGAATTAACTAACTCTCAAGTAACTAATGAGCCTGCTGTAGGGGGAGAGGTTGTAGTATCTCATATGAATGATATTATCAACAATATCCTTGAACGTGTTTCAGCTCTTGAAGATAAGATATTTGCTGATTATATTAACAGTGAGACATACACTGAGGAAGATGTTGAAGAGCTGGCTAACAAGTTTGGCTACTAGTAACTATTCATTATGCCTGTTATACCTAGTAGTTTGGCACCTTATCTAGGTGACTCCTATGTTGCTAGTTTAGCTAAGCCTGGTGAAAGGACTAGGAGGGTTAAAGAATACTCCTCAAAAGTACCTTCTGTACAGTATCTCAGATATTCTTATGAGGTATTCAAGGAAACTTTTGGAGAGCATCTACATAGGTTCTTTAAGGAAGAAATAGTTCCTCATATAGAAGTAGAAACTAAGGAAAAGTATGCAGATGTATATTATGGCGAGTATGAGTCCTCGTTGTATTACAGGTATGCTTTACCTGAGTCTGAAGATGAGTAGTCATAAACAAGTTTAACAATTAATCAAATAAGGGGAGTGTAGTTATTACACTCCCCTTATTATTTGCATATGATAAGATAC